GCTTTTACTCACAAGATTTAATTTGTTCTTTACAAATGGTTGGCGAATTATCAAAAATTCCGACTACAAAACAATTATTAGAAATCTTCAAAAAAGAAGGAATAAGCCAAAGAGAATTTGCTCGAGAAACAGAAATCAGCTACTCACATTTAAACCATATTTTAAATAATCAAGTAGTTTGTTCGTTTGAAACTTTGCAAAAAGCGTGTAAAAAATTAAATTACAAGATTAATGTCGAAATTATCCAAGCGTAAAAGCATAGTTTTAGTAGGAAAGCGAATCCCTACATCCTACGAAATTCAAAAAGAAACTACTTTAAAAGCTAAAGAAGTTTTAGAGAAAACAAAAGAAATGAATCACATAAAAAATAAACATGTACGTTATGACATTAAGAGAAAAGTTTAAACCTAAAGTAAGTATTAATACAGATGGAGAGGCTGGAAGATACGCAAAACAATGCGAACAAATAGCAGACGATTACGCTATTGAAATTTTAGAGACTTACCACAATAGCTTATTTAATATTCCGTTAAAAGAAGGAGAGGCTAAAAAAATTGTAGAACATATTAAAAATAGATTATGAAACAAACAAACCTACAAAGAATTAAAAGAGTAATTAATTTCTACTATAAAAGAGGTTGCAATAAAGAATCGGTAAACGAACTATATAAAAAAATATTAAATGCAAATAACAGATAAAATAACAATAACGAACGAGGACAATATGCTTTTGATGTCACGTTATCCTGATAACTATTTTGATTTAGCTATTGTAGACCCACCTTATGGAATTGATGCAGATGTTAAAAATAGTACAGATAAAATGCAAACTAAAAAATCAGCAACAAAATCTAAAAAATACGGTTCTCAATTATGGGATTCAGATATTCCCACAGATGAATATTTTGATGAATTAAAAAGAGTATCAAAAAAACAGATTGTTTGGGGTGCTAATTATTTTGGTTTAGTTGGCGGAATGATTTATTGGCATAAGAATGTAACAATGCCTACTTATAGCACAGGAGAATTAGCTTGGGTTAGTTGGTTAAATAAATTAGACTTTGTAAATATATCTTGGCACGGAATGATTCAGCACGATATGAGTAATAAAGAAACAAGAATACACCCAACACAAAAACCAGTAGCACTTTACAAATGGTTGTTAGATAAATACGCTAAAGAAAACGATAAAATACTTGACACACATTTAGGTTCAGGAAGTATTGCAATAGCTTGCCACGATTACGGATTTGAATTGACTTGTTGTGAATTGGATAAAGAGTACTACGATAAAGCAGTACAAAGAATACAAAACCACGTATCACAACAAAAACTTTTTTAATTAACAAAATAATGTTATATTTGCATAACTTTAAAAATCAAAATTATGGGAGCACTTCCGAAAATTCAAGACATTTATAGTGATAAATTATCAGTACAAAAAAATGATATATTTGTTACTTTAATGAATCAACCGCCTAACCAAACGTGGGTTAAAGAACACCCTTTTATTCGTGGGTATAAATACCTACCTATTGAAAGAATTGAATATCTTTTAAAAACTATTTTTAAATCTTATAAAATAGAAATTACAGGACAAGGTCAATCTTTTAATGGCGTTTGGGTAACTGTTAGAGTTCATTATTTGCACCCTATTACGGGTGAATGGCTTTTCCATGATGGAATAGGAGCAAGTCAATTACAAACAGCTAAAGGAACAAGTCCAGCAGATTTAGCAAATATTAATAATGGTGCTTTAAGTATGGCTTTTCCTGTTGCTAAAACAATAGCGATTAAAGATGCTTGTGATTCTTTTGGTAAATTGTTTGGTTCTGACTTAAATAGAAAGGATATTATTAACTATTCTTTAGACACGACATTAATTCCTTTAGATGAAACGCACCCAAATTGGGACAAAGTTTGTCAAGCGTTAAAAAGCAAACAATTCACTATTGAAGATATTGCAAACAAATATGAAATTTCAGAAACTATAAAACAAAAACTAAATGAACTTTAAAATTAGAGCAAGTGCGAGTGGTAAGATAATGACCAACGCACGTAGTAAAAGCGAACTACTTTCAGAAACTACAAAGACATACGTTAAAGAGTGGTTAATTGAAAAAATTTACGGAATCCGTAAAGAAATAAAAAGCAAGTATTTAACAAAAGGTTTGAAGTTAGAAGATACTGCAATTGACAAAGCAATAGAATGGTTAGATTTACCATTTACTTTGAAAAATGAAAAGTTCTTCGAAGATGATTTCTTTTGTGGAACGCCTGACTTAATTGTTGATAATGTTGTTTATGATATAAAATGCAGTTGGGATGCTTTTACTTTTCCACTTTTTGAAACTGAAATCCCAAATAAAGATTATTTTTATCAATTACAAGTTTATATGCACTTAACAGGTTGCAGAAAAGCGGTTTTAACTTATGTTCTTTTAAACACGCCCGAAGAACTAACCTATGAAGATAAACATAATTACGATAATATGGATAAAAAATATCGTATAAAAACATTTGAAATTGATTATTCGGAAGAAGTAATTGCCGATTTACAACAAAGAGTTACAAATATTAGAGAATACTTAAAAACAATAAACCATGAGTAAAATTCAAGTTACATTAGACTCCACCAAATTGCGTAATTTAGTAAGTAAAAGAACGTACCAAAACAAACAAGGGGAGCAAGTAGAATTACAAGAAGTAAAATTTGAGTTAGTTCCTGTAAAAGAAACTAAAACTATTTACACAAAAGATAATATGAGAATTGATAAAACTCACTTCGCTTGTGTAATTCAAACAAAAGAAGAACGTGAAGCAAAAGCACCGACTATTTTTATTGGTGATGGATTTACAACTATTTGGAATAATAGCGAATCAGTACAAGCAGTGCCTATTCAAGTAGCACCAGCAGAAGAAGAACCGCCCTTTTAGAGAACACCCGATGTTAAAAATGTTAATCGAAACATTTGATCTACAAATCCCTGAAGAAATTTAGGGATTTTGTTTTTTGTATTAAATTTTTATTATATTTGCATATCTATTGTTCAGGCAGGCTCGATAGAAATTAAAGATTTTTTTTTTAAAACGCTCACAAAAGTAAGTCCTGCCTGACTGAAATTGTGGGCGATTTTTATTATATGAAAAAATTAAGAGAATACCAACAAGAGTTATTAGATGAAATTTTAAAAGAAATTCCAAACTATAACAGATTATGTATTCAGTTAAGTACAGGCGGAGGAAAGACTGTTATTTTTACTGAAATGATAAAACAACTAAATTCTAAAACTTTAATTTTAGTTGATAGTATTGACCTGGTGCATCAAACAAACGAAACTTTTAAAAGACAAGGTATTGATGTCGGTATGGTTTTAGCTGGAAACAAAAAATTTCCTGAAAATAAAGTAATTGTAGCAATGGTTTCAACTCTTTGGAATCGTGTTAAAAAAAACACAACGCTATTAAATGACATACAATATTGCGTAATTGATGAGTGTCATGTTTGGATTTTTAATAAGCTATTTGATTTTTTACCAAATGCCAAAATTTTAGGATTTACAGCTACACCCGTACGATTAAAAAGATATAAGTTAGATGATGAAACTACTGCAATGGAAGTAATGGCAGATGTTTACGAAAAGCTAATTTGTGGAAAACCTATTAATTGGTTAATGGAAAATAATTATTTAGTTAGAGATGAAAACTATTTAATTGATTTTGATAGTAGCGGTTTAAAAACGGATAGTTCTGGAGAGTTTACAGTTGAATCAATGAAAAAAGTATTTCAACACGAAGACTATAAAAAGGCGTTAAGGAATACATACGAAATTTATTGCGAAGATAAAAAGACTATGATTTTTACAGCGTCAACAGAAACGAATGCAATTTTTGCTGAATTATTTAAAGATAAAAATGTAAAAACATACGATTCAGTTAACAATAATACAAACGAACGTGATACTATAATTGAATGGTTTAAGAATACACCCGACGCAATTTTAATAAACACAGGTTGTTTTACAAAAGGTTTTGATGTTTGTGATGTAGAGGCTATAATTGTAGCACGTGCAACTAAAAGCCTTGCATTATGGATTCAGATTTGTGGGCGTGGTGCTAGGATTACAAATAAGATTAAAAAAGATAATATTATAATTATTGACGGAGGTAATAATATTGAAGAACACGATACATTTTCTTTTGATAGAAATTGGAATAAAATTTTTAGTGATAGGAAAATAAAATTAATTTTAGAACCTCAGCAAGAATGTGAAGCGTGCGGTTTTACTTTTGATGAAAAAGATACTGAATGTCCAAATTGCGGACACGTTGTGCCAATTATAGAAGTTGATTTTGAAATTGAAAAAGAAACAAAACAATTTACAATAAATGGTCAAAAAGCTAAATTAGAACCGCCTACAATGGATATAAATTATTTTATAAATAAAGGAAGTACAGACTATGAAGCGTTAAAAATTTTAGCTCAAAAATGGATTCATTTTATATCTAAAAGTAAAATTGAAGAAAAGGATTTTAAATATCATTTGCAAAATGGTAATTTTCAAAAAAGATTTGACGTACTTTTGAAACCCCAATATTTGCAAATTATTCGCTCAATTCTAAAAAAAGGTAAAAACGTTATTTATAAAAATTATTGTAACAAAATATTAAGTAAAGCATACGATAAAAAATATGGAACAAATTAAATTTAGCCTTTACAATTCTGTAGGCTCAAAAGAAAAAGTAGATATACTTTGTACCGATTATTGTGAAATGATAATCAAAGGTAAATATCAAGACTTGGTATTAAACGCTCGAGCTGTAAAAAAAGACGAAGCAAAATACAAAGCATTAAAACAAAAAATGCCTTGCATTACAGGTTCAGCAATTATGAATCAAGGCGAAAAAAATAAGGCAAATATTCAGCAGCTAAACGGATTAATTGTTTTAGATATTGATGACGATGTAAATCTTGAATTAGTAAATAAAATAAATGCAGACCAATATACTTATATTTCACACCGCTCTTTTGGTGGTGATGGATTATGTGTATTTATTAAAATTAATCCTAATAAGTTTTTAGAATCTTTTAACGAATTAGGTCAGTACTATTGGGATAACTTTAATTTAATAATTGATCAATCTTGCAAAAATACAAATCGTTTAAGATTTTTATCATACGACCCGTATTTGTTTCAAAATGAAAAATCAAAAAAGTTTGTAGCTAAAACAAAAATTAAAAAGGAAGTACAAAAGGAAAACTTTGTATTTGCAAAAGATGACTTTACAGATATAATTGATAAAGTAAAAGATATTGACCTTTGTCAAGATGACTATAAAAGATATTGCGAAATAGGTTTTGCAATTGGTTCACACTTTGGAATGCAAGGACTTGACTACTTTAAAGCAATTTGTCAAAGTGGTTCGAAGTACGACCCAAAGCAAATAGAAAAACACTATAAAAACTTTTGTAAACAAGGTGGTATAACTATTAGTACTTTTTATTATTACGTTAAAGAAGCTGGAATTGAAATATACAGCGAAAAAACAAAGGCAACTATAAAAGCTGTAAACGTACAAAAGGCACAAGGAAAAGCATCTTTTGAAAGTGTATCAAATGTACTTAATATTCAAAAAATTGAAGTAGATGAAAAATTAATAAATGATTTAATCGAAAGTAAAATTGAATATAAGATACAAGAAGATTTGTCTAATATGGCAAAGCTCGAGAATTTTATAATTGAAAACTATGCACCCGAAAGAAATACAATTACAAGCGAAATAAAAATTGATAATATTGTAATTGATGACCACAAACTAAATAGCATATACAAAACAGCTTGTAAGGTTTTAGATTTTAATGTATCAAAATCAGATGTAAGGGATATTATTAATTCAGATAGTACAAAAGACTTCAATCCATTAAATGCGTTTTTTAGCAACAAAGAATTTAAAACGGAACAAATAGACGCTTATATTAATTGCATACAACCACAAAGCGAATACAACCGCTGGGCGTTTAAAAAATGGATAGTAGGAACTGTACACAATTGGATTAGTCCATTAAGTGAAACAAAAGTAAGTCCATTAACTTTTGTACTTTGTGGTCAAAAGCAAGGTACAGGTAAAACTTCATTTTTCAGAAACATTTTACCAAGTGAGTTAAAAGATTATCTTATTGAAAAAAAGATTGACGCAAATGATAAAGATAGTATGTACAACCTTGCAAAAGGTTTAATTTGTTTTGATGACGAATTTGGAGGACTTGCAACAAAAGATGTCAAAGACTTTAAGAGGGTAGCCGACACTAATTGGATTGATATACGATTACCTTATTCAGCTTACTACACTAAAATTAAACGTAGAGCGTCAATTTGCGGAACAACTAACGAAACTAATGTTTTAAAAGATGTTACAGGAAATAGGCGTTTACTTCCCGTAAATGTAGAATCAATTGACTATGATAAAATGATTGCAATTGATACTGATTCTCTTTGGCGTGAGGCTTTTAATTTGTGGCGAAATGACTTTGATTGGAAAATTTACAAAAGTGAAGATATAGACTATTTAAACGAACATACAACCACAAATTTAGACGTTAATCCAATAGAAGAAATATTTTTTAGCCATTTTTCTCTCGAAGAAACAACAACGCACAGCGAAAAAACAATAATGAATCAGGGCGATATACTTAATTATTTAAATATACACTCTGGAATTAACGTATCAAAGTATGATATTAAGGATATATTTACTAAAAATAAATTAATTTACAAATCATATAGGATAAAAGGAAAAGTAAAAATGGGAATTTTATTACATAAAGAACCTACTTTTGTACAAAATAATAACGAAGTTCCTTTTTAAATGTAATATTTGTAATATAAATGTAATATGTTAAATATTACACTTAACTTACTGATAGTAAAATAATTATATAGGTTGTAATATTGTAATATAAAATATTATTAAAATATATGTAAGAATTAAAAAAACATATACATTTTATATAATAATGGTTTTTTATATAAAAATATAATACTCCACATACAAAAAATATTACAATATTACAACCACTTAAACAATTGAAATACAAATAATTAAATGTAATATAAAATGAACAAAGAAGATTTACTACAGCAAAAATGTGTGATTTGGTTTAAAAATAATTATCAAATGCACGGTAAAGGATTAATTTTTGCAGTTCCGAATGGTGGAACAAGGAATATAATTGAAGCAAAAAAACTAAAAGCTACAGGAACAATGCCGGGAGTATCTGATTTAATTGTTGTTTTAGATTCAAAAGTTTTATTTATTGAACTTAAAACCGATACAGGAAAACAATCCGATAAGCAAAAAGAATTTCAAGAAATAGTAACTAATCTTAATCACGAATACATTTTAATAAGAAATGAAGAAGAATTTAAAAACGCAATCCTTTCAAGAATTGGAAATAGAGAAAAATAAACTTTATGTATCAAAAGAAAATCCAACACGATTAAAAGAAATTATTAAAAAATTAGATTATATTTACTTCGGTATTAAATAAATTAGTAAATTTGTAAAAAATAGCAACGTTCTTACAATGGCTTATATTTAAGGTTATTAATTCAGGTTTGGCTATTCCTGATTTATTTTAAAAAATGTTAGAGAAACTATTTCAACATCATAAACAACTTATCGAATACGCAAAGATATTTGATAAGTCTTATTGTGAGGATATAGTTTCAGAAACTTATTTAAAATTACATCAATATTCAAGCGAAGAAAAATGTTTTACAAATGGTAAACTAAACAAAGGTTATTTATTTATTGTAATTAGATCAGTATATCTACAAACTTTTTATAATAAATTTGTAACAGAAGGTCCAATTGACATACCAATAGAAGATAACTTTGATGAAGATTACGAAATTGAATGGTATAAGTTTAGAACCAAATGCGAAGCGGAAGTAAATAGTTGGGATATGTACGATAAAAAGCTATTTACAATTTATAGAGATAACGATATATCTATGCGTAAATTAGCAAAAGAAACTGGTATAAGTTTTGTGAGTATATTTCATTCACTAAAAGCACATAAGAAAAAATTAAGAGAATTATTCCAAGAAGATTATAACAATTTAAAATAAAAAATATATGGCAAGAGGGAGAAAGCCAAAAGGACTTGGCGACACAATAGAACAAATCACAACAGCAACAGGAATTAAAGCAGTTGTAGATAAAATTTCAGAAGTAACTGGAGTTGACTGCGGATGTGATGAACGTAAAGAAGCACTTAACAAATTATGGACTTACAAAAAAGTAAGTTGCATAAACGAAACTGATTTAATTTGGTTACAGGAGTTTTTACCAAACAAACCAAATCAACTAACAATTAAAATGCAAGAGCAGTTAAAAATAATTTACGAAAGGATTTTCAATACTCCTTATAAAGGTTCAACTTGCGGTAGTTGTTGGAGAGATATGATAAACGAAATAGAGAAAGTTTATACTACGCAAATTAATTAATTATGAAAAGATATTTAATTTTTGCTTATAATAATTATTACCCTTCAGGTGGTATGCAAGACTTTGTTTCTGATATAGATAATTTATTATTATTAGAAGGTATTTTAAAAGATATAAAAGAAGATTTATTTCACGTTTACGATACTTTAGAAAATAAATATATTATAGAAGAAACTTACATACAAGATTATATTAAGCAATTAACTAATTAATTTATATTAATTATGAAAAACAAATATTATTTAAAATCAGTAAAATTAATAGATAATCCTTCAGAGGGAAGGTTGTACTATGAGTGCGAATATTCTAACGGGATAATGACAAAAATAGAATACTATAATTTTAAAGAAAATTTAATAATTAATGTTGAATTATGGGAATATACAGAAACAAAATAGCATATTCATATTATTATAATAAATATACTATATTACTTCTTTTAGAAATGATAGATAGTAAAACAGGTAAAATAATAGAATCCGCAGAATTAATAAATATGAATTAATTATGGATAATAGAAAAAACAACGGTGGACATAGTACAGCAGGAAAAGCTGGTAGACCTTCACTTAAAAACGAATTGAAAGGCGTTGATTTAGCAAGTCCACACGTAGAAAATTCATTTGCAGTTTTAGCTTCAATTATGATTAATAGTGATGAAAATTCACGTGATAGAATTGCAGCAGCTAAATTGCTTATTGAATATGGTTGCGGTAAACCAAAAGAAACTATTGAAAATACGCATAACATAAACGATTTTAATATAAAAGATATTTTTAAAATTGGAAAAGAATAACTTTGAAAACAATCCGATAGTTGGATTTATTCTTGGTATTATATTTTATTATATAATTTATATATGCTTAATAAGATAACTTTAAATAAAAAATGGAATGCCTTGGGTTCAGACTCAAGGTATTTTGTTTGTACAGGTGGTCGTGGTAGTTCAAAATCATATTCTCTAAACTCCTTTTTGCTATTGCTTACATACGAAGTAGGACACGTTATTTTATTTACACGTTATACTTTGACTTCTGCACACGTTTCTATTATTCCTGAATTTATAGACAAGATTGAAACAGCTGATTTAAGCCACGATTTTTATATTACTAAAGACGAAATCATAAATAAAAGAACAGGCTCTAAAATCTTATTTAAAGGTATTAAAACAAGTAGCGGAACACAAACTGCAAATTTAAAATCACTTGCAGGAGTTACAACGTGGGTATTAGATGAAGCCGAAGAACTTACCGACGAAGAT